CCTGCTAGTTTAGCTGGCTTTATAGCATCTCCATGGTTAAACATCATAGCAGAGTTTCCATAGCTGACATACTTTCTGTAGCTGTTTGAAGTTTCAAAACTCACTTGGTCAATGTTTCTGAAATATGTCTGGAGCCATTTGATGAGGTGCCAGCCTACATATTCATCGTGATTACCAGCTACATAAATCACTTCCACTTCTTTGGAGAAATCCAACAAGAGGGAAATCATTCTCACCTCATGCTCACAGATTTTCTCAAAAGACTCGTGAAATCCTAATACATTCTTCTGAGGAGTGCCTTTTGTTGTAGTTTCTGTAAACTCGCTGTTAAACTCATCTGACCCTATAATATAAACAATTTTTGCAATATTATTGGAGAGCTTGGCTTGGTGGAGAATAACAGAGAACCTATTCAGAACAGCCCTAAATCTGGCATCCATGGAATTGAATCCATCTACATCATGTTTATTGTAATGGGCATCCTGCTTGTTTATAATTAAACAACCGTCCATTTTCTCTTCATAAGCCAGCGGAGGGTTTATTTTGATTGAGGACGGTTTGTAGGTGGATAGGAAGTCAATGAAAGAATCTTGGAACACCTGATGCTCTTTTTTCTTACTGAGCCACGCTTTCACTTGATAATGAGGTGTTTCTGCATTCCCCCAGTAGTTTTGGACATACTTGGTGATTTCCCATTTGTCCGTATCAATCTTGCACTTTTTGATTAGCTCGTCTAGTGTTCTGATTTCTTCCTTACTGTTAAACACCAGCTCTCCTGTTCCTTTAGAGAGGTCTTCTTCAAACTTAACTATTCTGTCTTCTAAGTCTGCTATGTAGTTTGCTGTCTCAGCAGCTTCTCCTAGTGGAGAGGTTTTTAGCTCTTTTAAGAGCTCGTTCACCTGTTCTTCTGTAATTCCTAGTTTTTCTGCATAAAACTTCTTGCTTTGTTTCCAGCTCAAAAGGTTTTTCAATTGAACCAGAAGGGAGTAATTTTCCTGCATTTAGGGTATTTTAGGTTAAAATTGGAGTAAAGGTACGAAAACTTTCTGCTAACTTCCAAATTATTTTAACCCCTCAGGTTATTGTGAATAACTGGAATTGTTAGAAATAAAAACTCCCAGGGGTGGACACCCCCAGGAGATAGCCCTGAAAACCAATAAACAGGACTTTTTGAATATATTATTAATGTTTCACTATATCAAATATTTACTGGTTTTACCCAGTCAGAACCATTTAAAATATTCAACATTTGAGGATAAGTATATGGTCCTTCCTTAGTAGTTAAACTACCTAAGAATGTAGGAGTAGACCCACTCTCATACTTAATAAAAGTTTTAGTTCCATCTACTGATTTTCTAACGGTAGTAGCATCAGTTTCTTCAACTTGATTAAAGTCTACTTTTGATATTTCACTTACGTTTAGAATTATAAAGATTCTGTTTAATGCTGGTTGTGTTAGCATATTATTTTGTTTTTATAATCCGTATCTTGATTTTAGTGCGTTGTAGTTTTGTGATACCTCTGATGCAGATAGTGCTCTGTTGTACATTATGGCTTGTGCTATCTTGCCATTAAAATATGCAAATGGAGAATTTATCCCATTAACTCCTAATTTAACACCTGATGGAGGTGATGGATATGTATCTAATATAACTGCTTTTGTATTATTTAATTGACCATTTAAATATCCACTAAGGACACTTCCGTTATAAGATATTGAAACATTATACCAAGTACTTGTGTTTATTGTCCCATTAAAAGTCATGTCATATGCTGCCCCATTTCCATGAAAGACTGGTGTACCACTATTCAAATACAATCCAAAAGCACGTCCATCATTATTATCTATACCTCCACCAACAATCCAACCTTGAGTCAAATTTGTAACATTAAACCATACAGAAAAAGATTTTGCTAAGTTTCCACCTGGAAACATATATGGTGTAGCAACAAAATCATTTGTCCCGTCAAACACAATACTTCCACCATTTGCACTACTATAAGTAGGCCCATTAATTAATGTTGCATTATTTCCATTTCCACTAATGTCCGTCCAAGTAATTCCTGTTCCAGGATATGAAAGTGGGTTTCCTGCATCAAGGTTTACTACTAAACCATCAGTAACAATTTGTGAATAAGATGTCCAATATCCATTTGTATTTAGCCATGTTGCGGCAGCACCAGCATTAGCAAATGTTTGTGGAGTTCCTGCTATTCTAGCTACATATTGAGCTATGTCTATAAAAGAAGCGTCTGTTTTAGCTGTAGATCTCCAGAATCCTACAGAGGCTGTTGTAGGTGCTGCTGTAAAACTTCTAACAGCACGAACTCCTAAATTACTAGTTTTAGCATCTGTTGATTGTCCTCCATTTGTCATTCTTGTATAAGTTGCAAGTGTTGAACTATTTTGTGAAGATGTCCAATAATCAAGAGCGGGAAAGCTACCGAGGAAACTTCTATTGATATATAATTTAGCCATTTCATCTGTACTAGGTAAAAACCAATCACTAAAACCTCCACCGTTATGTGCAGCTGCAATTGATGCTGCTATTGGTCTAGTAACACATCCTGCTAATATATTTGTTGTATTAGTAACTCCACCACCCAAAGCAGTACTTGTACTAATGCTGGTACCACTGCAACCCCATCCTGCAAAATCTGATTGATCTGATGTTGCAGCAATCAATCCCTTCTGAACATTAGCATCATATCCAGGATCTCCAGGTTGTAGTATATATGCTACTATTCCTCCTAAAGCAGATTGACCAATTGTATAACTTGTTGATACAGGTGTTGGCTGGTTGTTAGCAGGCACCTCTGTAGCAATAACATAACCAAGCTCTTCATCAGGTCCATTCCACCAGGGAAGCCCTGTAGCAGCAAATCCTGCTGTTGGTATTCCTACAGCTAGATTTCCCACCTGTTCTGTACCAGCTATAGCTGCTCCTGTGTTTCTAGCAAAAGGTCTTGCTGTTGGCATAACTTATTAATTAACAAGTGACAAGAACATTGGTTGTCCATGTAGAATCGTCTCCTGTTGAATTTATATTGAAATAGTAGTTTATCTTATTTAAAATGAATCCATAAGGGTTTGCTTGTCCACAATATGTTGTATAGTTTCCTGCAGGAGGAACAGCAAATCCTACACCAAATTGAAGGTTTTGTAATGTGGATGCTCTCACTACATAAATCTCAATAAAATCTCCAACCACTGCTCCAAGGTTGCTGTTAGGTATGTCCCCTGGACTATTGTATTGAAGGGGATATACACCACCTACAAAAAATGTTCCTGCAGGTGCACCTGTGGATGTAAATGTAGTCCATGCTCCTCCATTCTTTCTAAATATAAATCTTATGTCTCCTTGAGCACCAGGATTTATTCTAGTTCTACATATTGCAAAGAAAGAACCAAGTGTTGATAGAGTGGTGGTAGTAGTTGTGGAAGAACTGGTTGATGTTGTAGATGTAGTGCTTGTAGAAGATGTAGAGGTGGTGGTAGTGAGAGAATTAAGCTGGTTTTGAAGAAGTACCAATGTACTCTGCAAACTACACACCTTTGCCTCAGCTTTCTGAAAAGCCTCTGTGACAGTGTCACAGGTTTCTATTGTTGTGCATACCAAGTTGGGTCCTACGTAGTTTACACTATCAGAGGAATATTGTGGTTGACCGCAAGGATCAGTTGATGTACAAGACATTTGTATTTGATTTTAAACTAAGGAGAGGTTGTTGTTGTTGTGGTTGTGGAAGATGGAATTACATTATTTATTTCCTGTTGAAGATTGTAGATTTCTGTAGTGAGTTCACACAGCTTCTGTTCAATCTTTTGAATTCCCACAGTGGCAATCTCCCCTTTATCTATTCCTGTGCAGGGAAGATTTGGACCTTTGTATATAAGATTATCAGTGGCGATGGACATGAGTTAGGTTTAAGGAATGTACATAATGTAATAGCATCCAAGACCAGGCTGGAAGTTATTGTGACCAAGTCCACCTCCTGTATTAGCTACATTCACACTTGTGCTCACTGTTACACCAGTGACAGAGCTACTGGTTGGTTGTGTACTTCCTCCTCCTACACCAAATCCTCCAGATCCGCCACTTTCATTTTTAGGTACATATGACCAAGTGTGAGTGTGACCTGGGTCTGTAACAGTGCTTATTGCTGTAGCAGTGTGAGTGTGTGAAGGAATTTGATTTACAGAGAGTACCACTTGGTTAGCGCCTGCTGTTCCAAGGAAGGTGTATGAGGGATTACCTGCAACAGTTGGGTCTACAGCTGCATTCATTGCTCCTCCACCCATGCCACTTGTTACACCAACACCAACACGTCCTCTTTTATCAGGTGTGCCATTGTTTCCATTACAGAGATAGATTTTCTCCCAATCACCAATTCCTGCACCTGTAACATCAAATCTACCTGACAGTGGGCCATAATATTCTACAACAGTGAAAGGCACCATTCTGTTGTAGTATTTTGTACCTGTACCAAGGCTAGCCAAATAGGTGGCTATGTAGGAATTGATTTCAGAAATCTTTACATAGTTGGCATTAACATTTGTAGAAAGAGCTGTTAATGCTACATCTACAGAACAAAGCTTTGTTATTGTGGCTTGTAGAATGTCATGTGTGTCTGAGGAAGCAGTGACACCAGTGAGACAGTCAATTGTATAATTAGCATTGAGAATGGTTATATCATTCTGAACTTGTGTCACTTTCTGGTCTACCTCACAAATTGCTCTCAGAAGAGCATTGATTACATTAGGGAGATTGAGAGTTTCACAATCCACCAGGTATTTATCCACAATCTCACAAATCACATTAGGGCTAATATTAAGAATAATACCCTCTCCGTCAAGCACGGATGTAATGAAACCAATCAAAGATTGTTCCACATATGAGAGAGAATCTCCGTTCTTAATTCCAAGAACTGGTACATCCACTCCTGTATATTTAACGCATTTGTCAGAAACTATTTCTGTACATCCATTATAGCAATTAGAACAAGACATTTATTTATATTTTAAGGTTTTCACTCTGCTCGCAATCATATTCACCGTATATGATGGCAGATAACTTGGGTTAAAATACTTAGAGGTGAGTATTTTTTTGTATTGAATTAAATCATACAAGGCTTCTGTAGGCACAGGTTGATTTAACATATACACAACATTATTGTACATATTGCTTCCAAGCTCTGCTATTCTGCAGTCTATTTCCTTCAGAAGCGCAGGGATGCTTGAACACTCTGGACAATTTGTTAGTCTAGGTGATAACATTTTAATTAGATTTGGTGACGCATGCTGAACAAAGACCGTTAACCAATTGACAGCCACATCCTACATTAGCGCCACAGTTTCTACAAGATGCCATGATTAATAGAAGTTTACAAGGTAATTGTTTCCAGTGCAACCACAATTATTCTTAACAAAGTTATCCAACATCATGTTTGCCTGATTATAGAGTTTTGTAGCCTCTGTTTCTGCGCAGTTGTTACCAGCAGCAATGGCTCCCTGTATGAAGAAACTAATGGATGTTAGATTCACCTTAGCTTGGGTTCTTATAGCTCTATCACATTCCATCATATCCAGCTTCATAAAGGCTTCATCAAATTTCTCTTGCAGCTGCTCAATACGCATAATTGATTTCTCAACATAATTCTCGTACGCAGGAGCTACAGAATATTTCAAACGATAGATGCCATCAGGAAGAGGTTGTTGGCTTCCTACAGGAACCAGCCCAAGATTGGACATTGTAAAGACATTAAAATCCTGTACGCTGAATGGTTTAAGTATTGTACCAAATCCAGGGACAGTGACTTCAATTGTAGCACTAGAAACAGAAGGGGGATCTGTTGGGTAGGTGGAAGCATCAGCAACCCCAAGCGTATATTTACTATACGTTGGAATAACCAACAAATCTAGTTTTAATTCTGCCATGTTACTTTAAATAAAATAAGCCAGAGGATTTGAGAATTAATCCTCTCACCCTCTGGCTTATAGGTTATCAAATTGTTTCTCTTCTCCTAGCTATTATGGAATTCTAGTTGAAGTGGTGCTGGTTGAAGGCCATATGGTGGTGGTTGTAGACGTTGTAGTCACACAAGCTCCATTGATAGCGCTTACAGTGCCAAGACCAGCATTAAGAACAGTTTCAAGGGCAGTTTCAAAAGCACCTCCAGCAAGAACAGCAATTATTACCATGGAGTCTTGATATACATAGTCTCCCCATTGATAAGCTGAACGATCAAAATCGTTAAACTTAATGTAATATGTGCTGTAAGTGGAACCGCTATTTACATAGCTCTCAAAGTTCTCATTGTAGCCACCCATTCTGTAGAGATGCTTCAAATATCCAGCTTGATAGCTGTAGAAGTTTTTCTCCAGTTGAGCAATCTCGTCAGAAGTACCAGTGGCGTAAGAAGAACGCTGCTGAACAGTGGCAGTTGCTACAATGTTACAGCTGTCAGGCACAATAAAATCTGCTGTGGTGGCTGGACCGCTGTACACAAATGTACGGAACCACATACGATCATACTCGTAAGGGAAGGCAGCCACATCACAAGGTTGACCATACTTGGTCAAAGGCTTAGCAGTGATGCGAAGAATAGCACTTGCGTTGTTACCCAGACGCTGGAATTGATAGAACTGATTCAAGTTAATGTCATCAGGATTGATTCCAGGAGCTTGTCTTTGCAGAGCAATAATCAGTTTGTCAATCAGACCAGGAACATCCACGTTTGTACAAGGGTTAGCACCACAGTCACAACAAGGAGCTTCAACAGTTACGGAACGAGTGAAACCATTGAAATACAGAGTGTCCAGATAGCTGGAATGTGCACGAAGAGTGAGAGTTACGATTTCTCCACATTTTACGTTAAAACCACTAACGTCAGTGATTTGAACCAGAGGAGTGGCGCAACCAGTCACTTTGTACCATTCAGTTACATTTGAAGTAACACCTGTACCGCCTTTAATCTTATCTGAACGCTTAGAGCCTTGCAAATAAGTGTTTTGACGGCCCTGCGCAATGTAAAAATAGGGAGCTGCAGCAATGTTACCTGCTGTAGCAAGGGAGTAGTCATTCCTAAAAACACCTAGTGTTCCAGGAGCGAGGTCTTGCGTAGATCCAGAACTAGGGAGCGCAGTTTGCCCTACTGGTACTACGAAGAGCGTAGTCAATGAAAAATCAGCCATTTTGCTTTATTTTAATTGTTATGAAAAAATTTATTCGTTAGTTTGTATTCTTAACTGAGCACTCTGAACAGCAGAAGCATTCTCTGTATACATTGCCAGGTTTTGCACTGTCAAGTCTACCAATTCATCTTCAAGGTAGAGTTCTAGTTCGCAATCTTGGTTGATAGAATCTTCACCATCAAACTTTACATATCCTTCTTTATCAATAAATATTGGATAGCGCATGTAAGAAATGCATATAGTTTTTGGGGTGAACGTGCCATCAGTGAAGATGGATATTTCATCTGAAGACAGAAAGTTGAAAGTTTCCTGATATTCAAAGGAAGGTTTGTAATGGCTGTTGTTCAATAAAAATTGAAGGTCACCATGCTTAGTCATATCCCTGTTAATCCAAATCTTTCTATCCTTACAAGGCCCTTTATCAGCTAAAACATATGAATCCAAATAGAACATATATTTTGGAACAAGCTGATGAAGACCTGCTTTCCATTGATTTAACTCTGGATTCAGAATTGTTAGTTCTAAAGGTTGGTTGTTGTAAGTGACCACTAAGCTTTGTAGGTCTTCATAGCGCTTCTTAAACGCATCAAGTCCCATACCACTTATTACACTAAATCCATCAACCTTTTGTTTTATCAGCTTGATTTGAGCCTCGTTCAGAGCGAGGATTTTATCTTCCAAGTTAATCTGCTGGTGTACATTAGTTGACAGTTTATTTAGTTTCTGGTCTATCTTATATAATAAACTGTCTACAGGAATCATACGGCAGCTAGTTTCTTGCTTTTAAGCTTTCCTTCGAGTGTCAGAAGCATGTCCTGATTATCATCGTCAGAGAGCAATTTAATTAAATCATCTTCGTCTTTAGCCACTTCAAACTCACCCTCATACACCTTACCGTTAGGTCTAATTCTGTATATGGAATGTGCTACGGCTTGTTTAACCAAGTCTTTAATATGGAGCAAGTTTTCCTTCATATCAGCGAAGCGACTGAACACTTCTACAGGACTTAGGCCTTGATACTTACCACCCTTAAACTCTGTCTGTTTGAGGACATTATCTACAAGGTTGTATACAGCTTCTTCTTTTGTATCTTCTGTTACAGGAAGTCCCAAGAGTCTTGCCACCTTTCTTTTCTTTTCAGGTGTCATGCTATCAAACTTAATGATGGCTTTATTGATGAGCTGTTTCTTTTTGAACAGAACAGCATTTTCAATTTCATCATCAGCTACATAGAATTGCACATCAGCAGGGTATTCACCACGCTCCCAAGCCTGATAGCTGGAAGCAATTGTAGGATGAACACGCAACCAAGAGAATGCAAGTTCCTGTAGAGGCACTGTAAGGTCGAAGAAATTATCTCCGTCCATCAGTTTAACAGGTTGTACATGCAGAGAATCGTTTGCAGAAGTGGAGAGTCCGTAGTTCCAGAAAGAAGCACGAGGTCCAAGGTCTATATCACCAAGTGCAGACTCAAGCCTTTCTTTTAACTTTTTAACACGCTCAGTTTCCATTTCTCTTTCCAGAGGATCTTGGATTCTGCGGATGTAAGCAGCTTCAGGATCAAGTCCTGTTCTATATCTGCCATCAAGTTCTTTGTAAGGATATTTGAACACCCCTGTTCCAGGGATTCTCGTAAGTCCTTTTAAAGAAAGTCCTCCTTGCATAGTTTGAATCTGGGAGTTTTGATACTCCTTTTTAATCGTTGAGATTTTGCCTAGCTTGCCCATATTGTAGTTGATTTGGTTTTAATTAGCAGAGTGGTTCCCATCGAAGGGTCAGCAAATGAAACATAGTATTTCACCTCAACACTCTGTATGTAAGAAGAGCTCCCCCATTCTGAAAATGGGGGGCATTCTCTTCTTGATATAAGGGGTCCAAGGATGCTATCCTTAGAGGGGTTCCTTAGAACTGTGGAATCTCTTCAATCAACACTGTACGAGACAGGTCTTCAATAAAGATGTCACAACGGTCTTTCATCCAGATTTCATATCCAGGGAATTTGTTAGCAGAACTCATACCCTGAGATTTAGCAAAACCTAAGTGGTGACGAGTACCGTCAATATATCCCCAAGTCATAGAAGGAGCACCTTTCATGCGCACTTCACGGATGTTGTTCACCAAGGAACCATCAGACATAGGAGATACATCAAACACCATGAATACAGGGGTTGATTTCTTATTCTGACCAAATTCCAGGTTAGTTTGAGGCAGGTCAAGTTCCTTCAGGTGAATCAGTTCAACACGACCAGTCTCACGAGTAACCATTGCATCGAATGCAAAGTTGTAAGTGATGTGTTGTCCTTCTCCCTGGAGGTAACGATTACCACTGTCAGCCATGAAGGTGAGTCCGCTATTCAAAGCGTCAGCCTTCAGAGCTTGTTGGAACACGTCAAAACCAGCTTCATTTGTGTACATTTTAACACGACGGTCTTTAACATCCACACGACGATAGAACAGGTCACCAAATACGCTACGAATTAAGTTTGCACTAAATTCACCACGATTGTATTGAACCAAGTTACCGTTGTTACGCATACGATGGTAAACACCAGCAGAGGTACGCTTCAGCTCCTGCTTAGAACCATTGCTCTTCACAGTGCCTGGACGAGACCAAATCATACGCTTCACCTTCAGTTCCAGCATAGATTTACGCATCCAGAATTCAATAAACGGCTCCCATTTAACATCATTGCGTGTGAGAGGCAGTTGATTACGACGCTGAGGAGCATACACCAGAATGTCCAAAGGACGACCAGCAGCATCACGCATCATTTTGTCATCAGCCCACTCAGTGATTTTGTGTTCAAAACCATATGCAGAACCCAGAGATTCAAACATAGTGATTTGCTCACCCAAACGAGGAAGACCCAGCAAATCTTGGTCAAACTCACCAATAGCAGCATCAACCAGTTCCAGTTCAATACCCACTTGCAAGAAGGTAGAGCTTACGAAATCCACTGTAGGATTATCAGTAACCAGAGTGAAGCTGTACAGGAAGCCCATGTTCCAAGGAACGGGATCTTTAATAACGTAGAAACGAGGACCATACTGGCGAGAACCTACAGAAACGATGGCGTTCTTAGAGAACTCGTTTGTGTCTAACACCAATTGGAACTCTTGACCATCAATACCAGGCTTACTTAAATCAGTAGTGGCGGTTGGAATGTTGATGATTTTGGGGAATTTGTACGGAACAGCCACTTGCCATTTCCAAGCATCACTGTTATTATCAATGTAATAAGGTGTGCTCTTGTTAATCATGTCAAGAAAGTCGTTGCTGTACAGAGAGCTCTGTGTATAGAGGCTGATGATTTTCTTATCGTAATCAGCAGGCTCTGTAGAGTGGAAGCTCTCCAGGTGGTTAGCGTCTGTCAGCTTTCCCACAGCTCGTTTGTCCATAGAAGCGACACGAGCGTACGTAAAACCAGTAAGACCTGGGATTGTTTGAATTGCCATTTTTAGATTGTTTTATTATTAAAAATTTATAAGGACCAAGAACTTTGAGGTTTTGCTGTAGAACTTCCTGTCTTAACTTTAGTCACTTGTCTAGCCACTTCTCCAAACAGTTGGTCAGATTTTTTCGTAACACCTGTTTTTTGAATGGTGGAGAGAGTGGGATCTTTTTCTAGGATTTTTAACAGCAAAGCCACCTTCACCTTTGTAGAATGATTCTCAGGCCTCTTCAATTCCAAAATGGTTTTGTCGAAATCCGTAAGGGTTTCACCGCTTGCTGTTTTATACTTATCCACCAGCAGGAAGTCTTGTAGTTCGTTTGCCAATTTTGGATTGATGGGAATACCATCAAATTCTTTTGTTTTAATCTTTTCTTGGAGAACTTGTTGTACGTTCTGAATGTATTGGTTTTTAACCATTTGCTTTTGCTGTAATTCCAGCTCAGCATTTTTTTCGATTTCCTGAAGCTTTTGAGCTTCTTTTCTAACCAACACCT